CCAGGGTTGATGTTCGCGCTTGTGATTGGTAGCATATCAGAATGTCCTCCATATGCTAAAGGGAAATCCTGATCGCTTCCATAAACACCAGGTATGTAGTGCTTGCGCAGCGCTTGGGCTTGCGAAGGCCCAACCCGTATAGTAAACTTACGGTGTTCAGAAATGTCAATGATTTGCTGGTAAGCGGTGTTGGCCTCATATGTTGGTGAGGCTTGATGAGGGTCGTAAACAACGCCCAACCGGCCACGATGGAACGCAGACGCCACTACTTCAAAAGTAAGTTCCAATGACCCAGTCCAAAAGTCGAAAGGTAAGGTGACGCCACAGCAGGCTGGCATATAGATCTTACCATTAGTGCTATGATTAACACAAGGATCGACCAAAGTGCTAAATAGCCTGTGATCGCGGTCATCAGAACCGGTCCACTCAAATGAGGCGTACAGCGAATCGACGCTAGCGATATTGTTAATGGCTAGACAATCTTTGCCATCGCAATTCCAAAGCTTTGGGTCTATGCTAACCTCTTGCTTGGGGTCCAACGTAAGTTTAAGCGAACCGTCCTGGCCCTCCGTAGTGGCAAGACTATATATGGGCCGAGGTTGCATCCGGTTGGGCTCCTCTAAGTCATTGGGCTTTGAGAACCCGAACAACTTGGCTATTGAACCAATAGCACCGGAGGCTATTTCAGTGGCACGGGCATAAGAGCCGATATACGGTACAGAAGTGAGTGGACTGGCGATGTTTCGCACTGTGGCCATAAGGTTGCTTATGGGACCACCAGCGTACTCATCTGAAGAACCTGCTTGCGGGGATAAACCTTTCATGTCAGTGGCTGTTAAACCACCGACAACAACATCTTCGGCCCAGGCAAAGATCGATATGGAAACGCCAGTGGTGGGCGCGGACTCCGTCGAAAGTCGCAACGGCGACAATGTGCGCAAAGTAAGAGAGCCCATCAACTTTAACTGTTGATGTAGATTAACCACGTCCAGATAGTCGTTGTACCAAATAAACGGTAGCTTCATCTCGCCACCTGTAGATTGACACGGATCGCACATTATCTTCTGGCGCTGGTACAGTCGAATATTGTAGCCCCAATGAGGAGCGTTACTAAAGTATTCGTCGTCTGCTGCCAAAGGATTGTAAGATATCATAAGGCGACCTTGATAAAAGGAGTTGCCGTTCATGACAACCTTAACGCGCAAGTTGGCCCTCAAAAGCTTGAAATTTGTCAGCCGATTCTCAATGCGCGGGTTGCTAAAAAACAATTTCCACGGATCGATCATCTCAAATATGTTTGCTGTCGGCAACCAATCGGCATCGTAAATTTTCACGGGCCTACTAAAGAATTCGCCTAGCGAGGCATCGGACGCGCCGGGTAAATCACCGAAACCATCTAGAGCCTGGTCACAGTGAGCATCGTCTTGCTCATCTGCAACTTCGGCTATCTCGACGTTCTCAAGCTTACCAGACATCGGGGACATCTTGTGTTCTGTGTTGATAAATAAATATCGTAATAAATATAATAATTGTAATAAAAATGTTTGTATAAAGTGTATAATGTATTTTGCGGTCCAGTATGTACAGAATGCGACACGAACCAATGTCGCACAAG